TCTGTCCCTTACCCTTGTATTTTTCGTGTAGTTCCTCAAAAACGTCATCATAATCATCGATAGATTCACCTACCGATTCAGACCAACCGTTAAGCTTGAGACCAAATGGATCAAAACGTTTATTAACGAACTCTGTACCAGATGTGGTCATCATAAGTGTCTTACGCTGGAATTTAATAGAGGCTTCAAGGTCGCGCTGGGACTTAATGCGTTCGTACTCTTCACGCATTTCAACAACAGAATCTGTGCGCGAATAATGCTTAGAAAGAGGAATGCCTCTGGATTCAAGACGTTTAAGCTTAAATAGAAGGTCCTGTTTTTCCGCATTATTTTCGGTGTGATATACAGGGCGACTGCCGATTTCCTGTACTCTCTGGAAAGCTGGTTTAAATGCTGAAACTGGTTCGTTTTCACGCTGAACGGAAAAGTTAATCTTAACATCGTCATCGTCACTATCATCAATAATATTCTTGAAAGAGACATCGTTCGATGTTGTCATATCTACCTTATCCGCAGTTGGGGAAACAGGACGAGATTTAGAAGGGTCAATAAGTAGATCAAATTCATTGTCATCCTCTCCACCACCGGAATCATTCATCAGTCCAAGGTCAAAATTTAGTTCTTCGGCAGCAATATTATCGAGAGACATATTAAATAATTTAATTATACTTTTATGAAATGTTTATTTTTATATGTTTTTAACGCACTTTGAATTTTTATAGGCCAAAGATTGTAAAATAACATCAGATAAATCATCTTTTTTCTTTTCGAGTTTAAATTTTTCTAAAAAATCTGTCATTTTACTTATTAATTTCATAACAACTTTAATAGATGTTAGCTTATTTTCTTTATATGTTTTAGGAACGCTTTCAATCAAACCCTGTTTTTTACAATATTTTAATTTCTCGGTAGCATTTATAAAATCCACATTAATTTCAGGAAATTTCAATTGTAAATATGTAAATAATATCATTTGAATAGATTTCATTTTTGGATTTTTCATTACAGGTTGATTTTCTATAACAATATGCGTGATTTCATCATTTAAAAATTCATCAAAATGTTTTTTTAAATTAAAAAGTGTTTTTTTATAATCTATTTGATTTGTTTTTTTAATTTTTTTAATTTTTAAATGTTTTTTAATCGCATCCTTAATAATTTTTGATGTGTTTTTGGGATCAATTTCTATATTATTTATATTACAACATTCAATTAAATCTGGTTTGGTCATATGCAAGTACTTTGAACATACATAGTCTAAATCAGTATAGCTTTTGTTGATGTCTATATTTTTCCAAGAAATTATGTTAAACTTATCATCGTCATTTATATCAATTATAACATAAGATAAATTATTTATACCTACGTCAATTGATAGGATTCTCATTTTTATTATATATAATTATAATAATATGGTATTTAATAACACACCTGTTACATATAAAGGTAAGACGCGACGCTTACCTAAACGTTATTTAAGTAATTTAAAAGGTTCTGATCTTAAAAAACAAATAAAATCAATATTTGAAGGTAAGAACCGCCCGACTATAAAATCGAGAAAAGCACGTAAATCAACATGGACTGCTAAATTTGACAGAGAATATGGTGATGAAATAGCAAAACTAAAAGGTGGAAAGACATTAAAGAACATTTCGAAGGTTTCTGGAATACCCGAGAAAGGATTAAAAGAAGTATATGACAAAGGAAAAGCTGCATATTACACAGGAGGTTCAAGGCCCAATCAAAGTGCACAATCTTGGGCTTACGCACGTGTTTATAGTTATATAATGGGAGGCAATACACGTAAAGTCGATAAGGAAGTTACAGAAAAATATAATGTTAAATTTAAGCATTAGGATTTGTGATGAACACAAAGTAAAATATTAAAATCATCATTAAATTTCCTTAATAATTTTCTAAAAATGTTTTGAAAATTATTATATAATTATTTGTATTGAAATAATTTATAAAATGGTTTTAACATATGAGAAAATTATAAATGAATTTGGTAATTGTATTAAAGAAACAGAAACAGAATTTAATGAGATTATAAAAAAAACAAAAGAAAAAGCCAAAAATGATGGTATAGGTTTCCGTTTTAAAGACCATGTCAGTCTCACATTCATATTTAAAGATGGAAATGATACAACTGAAAAAACACTTTTAAGATATTATAAAGAAAACCCTAAAATTCCACCATTTGCGAGGAAAGGTAATAAATGGAGCTTTAGAAAACTTGAGTATGAATATGGAGAAGGATGTATTAAAGAAACAGAAGATGAATTTGATGCTATTGTTAATAATATGAAAGTTGTTTATGGAAAATCTTTTGAATTTGCGAGACATGTTCCTCTTACATTTATATTTGATGATGGAAAAAGAACCCCAGAAAAAACACTTTTAAGATATTATAAAGACAATCGTAAAATTCCACCATTCGCAAGAAAAAGTAGTGAATGGACTTTTAGAAGACTTGAGTATGAATATGGAAAAGGATGTATTAAAGAAACAGAAGATGAATTTGATGCTATTGTTGCCATAGGACGCGCAATGGTTCTCATAAAAAATTCAAAATTAAATATCAACGAACAATTTTATTTTAGATTTTTAAAGTTTAATTTTAAATTCGGAGAAATATATGAAATAATGAGTTTTGATACTTACTTACAAAATCCGAAAGCATCTTTAAGAGAAAGAAAACAAATATTAAAAGAACAACAAAATAATTATAAAACTTCAAATTTGGGAAAAGAAGCAATATCTATTAATAAATTAAAAGAAATACTAAATGATACAAATATTGATTTAGAAATTATTGGTCTCGAAGGATTTCATGTTGATATTGCTGTACGTAAAAAAACAAATCATAAATGGTTACCTATACAAATGAAAGCATCTGGTAGTGAAAGACTTGCATTTTCTATGAACAAAAGATACTATTGTCCATTAGCATTAAAAAATAATAAAAAAAGGTATAATTATTATGAATATATGCTTCTTATTTGCTATAATATCACAGATGACAAATTTCTCTTAATAATGCCTCATACAAAAGGTATTGTCGATTCAAGTTTCAGATTTAGCACAGGAGTAAATAATGGTTTATATGTTGACGTGAATGATATTTCTAAAAGAATTAATGAATATATAGATGATAATGAAAATCTTGGTAAAACAATTGAAGAACTTAAATTATTATGTACAGAAGAAAAACAACTTGAAATGAAATATGTACAAATAAGGTTGGAACAGTGGTCAAAAATATTTAATATGACAGAACTTGAATCTTGTGCGACTGACTTCATTATTGATGATTGTATAAAAATTCAAGAAAAAACAAGGAATACCACTGATGTAAATGAAAATTCATTTCAATTCATATTAGACAAAAATAGAGATGGATGTAAACATCAACCATACCATATTAAAGACAATGATTTTTACTTATTAAATTTAAATAATACGGATATATTTTATATTATACCTGCAGAGAGATTATTAGAAGTAAATGGTAATATATCTAAATTTTTGACACTTCATAAAGAGTTTAAAACAGAAAAGGAAAATAAAAGATGGAAATACACTGACGCCTGGACTTACGAATTTCGTTTTGATAGAACAAAACCAGAAGATATGCTTTCTCTTTGGTGTCTTATATACGATTTCTAATAATTTTCATTTTCTTTGAATTTTAAAATTAAGTTGTTTTTTTAGTTATAATGTTAAATTCAAGCATTAGGAATTGTGATGAACACAAAGCAAATATCCGAAAACGTCATTAAAATTCCTAATTAAAATTCATAAGGAATTGTGATCATCACAAATCAAAACATTCAAAACATCATTAAAATTCCTTAATATTTAAATAAAAGAAATATATACAAGTTTTACTACAGTAAATATAATATTTTTAAAAAACATAAGAACATAAAAAAGAAAAAACCCTGATGAGTCTATTCCGTCATAAATTTGCAAAATGATTACGGATAAATAGAACAAAAACACTAGAATAGCATATAACGGATGAATCAAATAAGACCAAGTTGTAAAAAATAAAACTCCTGTAAACAAATGAATTATATGTTCTCTAAAAGAATTTACTCTGCCAATGTTTCGTGGTTGGAAATTTTCACGTAATAGAACCATTTATATATATTGCTTATATTAAAAATTTAAGTTAATATTGTATAAAATATCCCCACCGGTTGATGTCATATACATAGGGAAATTTGAAACCTCCTTCCAATAAACGTATTTGGAAATATCAATTTCATGTGTTTCGGGAATTTTGAAAAATTTTTTGTCATTTTCGTTGAAAAATGACAAAAAATTTTTATGTAAATTCAATAAATTATTTACACGTTTATAAGGACATTGATTGTAATTTTCCTTTTGATTTAATGATATTTCTGTCATATTATGCTGATTACGTATGTTTCATTTTACCACAATTATTTGAAAGTGATGGGAAAGGTGTTCCAAGAAAGCGTGTCACCAATCTAAATTTAATTGAATCTGTCAAAATATCACCTAATTTTACAGATCCAGATGGAAATATTGTTAAAGTAAATTGTGTATTTCAAATCTGGTCAAAACACCATAAAAATGATATTTTTGAGTTAAATAAGAAGAAAAACGAAACAATGAAAATTTACTCTCTTAGTGATGGTGGAACTCCTTCTTCAACACGAAATAAAAGAATGATAAACAAATGTCACACATATTTACCAAGTACCTGTTTTGGTATTTCAAATATGAAATTATACGATACATTTGATACATTACCTAATAAACGAGGTTATGGCATCGTATTTCTAAAAGATATTGAAAATAATATTGAAAAATTCAAAAAAATTGATTGGACTAAAATAGCATTTTTGTCAACCAATTCCGCTTATAATTTACGGACATCGCAAATTGAAAAGGCGTTTGAAATTTAGAATCTATTTAACAATCTTTTTGAATTTTTCATAAGGAATTTGACACGCCGCGGAGACGTCTTTCATTTTAATCATTTCTTCAAGTTCTACCTCTTTAACAGATTTATATATAATTGAACCTATATTTTCAATAAGAGTACCTTTTTTTTCATATTGTAATTCTTTTGATTTTTCTATAATTAGTTTTTTATGTTCTTGAGATAATTTTAGATTATTTTTAATAATATTAACGTATCTATCAATACTCTTATCAATTGTGCTAAGATCCTGAACTGTTATTTCAAGTTGTTGTAAATAATTATTAAGGTTTTTTAGTCCTTTTGTAAAATTTTTTTTATCGATCTCGATAACATTACAAATATCATTTGGTAAGATTAACAAATTATTCATTTTACACGTTAAGTAAATGGTTGCCGCAAATAGGCCTAATCTTGGAAGTCCACGATTAATTCTAATATAACGAATTTTGAAATAGAAATGTTTTACCGATTCAAAAATCCTTTTTCCAAGTTTCAATGTATTGCAATATCTCTGTAATTGCATAAATGTAATGTATAACGACCTCTCGTTATGTGGCATTGAGATCCAAGTATGAACCTTTTTAAGACGAAAATCCGCATCGTTTTTTGGATTTTTCATAAACGTTGCCTGACTTGACTCTTTCATATATTTATCTATTACAACGTGTTGAGAATTTGCATCACCCACATAATCACCTGTTTTATTGAATTTAGACACATTTTCAGCATTAGATATAATATTCATATTAAGTACTGTACCACAAGAAGGACAAAGTGTCATACATTCAAACAGTTCTCCATATTTTTGACATTTGTTACAAAAAGGAATTTCGTTTGGTAATTCAGTAACTGTCTTATCATCATTAAGAGAAAATGATTGAATTAATTCTTCAAAGTCCTCCATGTTTTATTTCTATTTTCTGTCAAAATATTATATTATTTTTCAAAACATTTTTTGTTTTTTTATTAGGAATTTAGATCGATAATTACATACTTTGATTCATTATTCCGAAAATCCCAAAGAAATTTTTTATTTTTGTAAATTTTTTTGTACATAGTCGTTTCAATGTTGTTTCCTATTTTTATATTATTTTCATTACATACCTTTTTACACATAGGTTCGACAATTCCATATTGATTAAAAACGTATTTTACATTGTTTCTCTTCAACCAAAATAAAAGAGCATTCTCAGTAGAATGAATTAATATTACACATTTCCCAATAGTTTTTACAAAATGAACGATGTAATTCCAAAAAGTTGTACCAAAGCCTTTATTCTTTTCATAAGAACAAAACCATAAAATTTCAATACAATCTATATGAACATTCAACACACAAAATCCCCTTATCCCTTCATAGTCTTCATAATATACTACAATAGGGACACGCTTATAATTTATTAAATTTATGTTACTACATAAATTTTCAAAAAGTTTGCAATAACTTTCGCCGAAAATTTCACAGAATTTGTGTGTTAGGGAAACATTAGAATTTGAATGTAATATTTTCAAATTTGTGTAAATATTATTGATATGATTGTTATATTCAATTCGTAAATTGTCAATTTTCTTCATTTATACTTTTGTACTTTTATACAAATTGAATGAAAAAAATCAAAACATTTTTCAAAAATGTATAAGGAAATGTCTATACGAATTCTGTATTTGCTGAATCATCTTCTGTATTTGCTAAATCATCTATAAATTCAATTTATGGTTCTGGTTCTGGCTCTGGCTCTGGTTCTGCAGGATTAATTAATAAATTGTGACCAAGAATATCTTCATTATTATAAATTACTTGTATAGATAATGGTTCGAAATAATTTAAAACTGTCAAAGTAACTGGAACATCATAGAAATCATAAACATTTCCATCAATCGCTGTTTTTGTTGTATTTATGACACTTCCTGTATATGTTAATGAGGATGTTCCATCATTATTTAATATTGCGATTGCTATTTGCTCTGTACTATTTAAAATATATTGTGAACCAGATTGGACCATGTATTTTAAGTTGGGATTATAATTATTTATTTGTTGGGTATTTGAATTTATTATTTTCAAATTATCAAAAACACCAGATATAATTTTGACATCATTGTCACTGAATTCATCTAATTGTTCGGTAGTTTCATTCAAAGAAACTGTATCAGATTCAGGTTCAGGTTCTGGTTCTGGTTCAGATTCTGGTTCTGGTTCTGGTTCAGGTTCAGGTTCAGGCTCAGGC